CAGCGTTGAAGAAGATGCTGCCAGCGACGCCGGTTCCTGATCCCGCCGCATCAACGTCGCCGCCGCGAAAACTGGCCGATCCAGCCGTGCCGTTAACCGTGCCGCCGCCGCGAACATCTACGCCGCCAGCTAGGCCGCCAATTACAGATTGATCGCCACCACCGTAAATGGTAACTGAACCGCCATATCCGGCGTTTCCTTGGGTCGGGCCACCTTGAATAAAAAAGTTACCGCCGCTTGGGGTTGCGCCATAGCCAGCACCGCCGTATAGGGAAAATCCACCGCCGTTGCTATTGCCTGATGCCACCGACGATGAGCCGTCACCGCCTGTTATCTGGACGCTACCACCGGCTGCAGCGCTTGTGCCTACAGCGTTTGATGCTTGCAAGTACAGCCCGTTACCTGCGCCACTGGCGGGTGCGCCAGCCTTAATGTACGCGATGCCGCCCGTTAAGCCCGTGCCCAGCGTCATCGTGTTGGTAGTGTCATTCCACTGGTACTTGATCGACGCCGCGAACGCGCCGCTGGCGTTGTACTGGATGTAGTTGGTTAGTCCTGCCGCGCTGGTCTGCTGCACAGTGGGCATTGGCATCGGCCATTCGTTTTCGTCCGAATCGCTGAAGCTCAAGACCTCAGACACGTTTGCGTTTGACGTGGTGGTCACGATCCCAGCACCACCACCGGCCACAGAGGCGGTCAGGTAGTTGTACAGCTGCCTAAACCACGCCTCCCATGGGGGCGTGAGGTTGTTGCCGTTACTAATAACGCGATCAGGAACCGGAGGTAGAACGCTCATTGCTGACGCCCTCGAATCGAGACAGCTGCGGAAGTAATCACAAACTTCACCGGATCAGTCATTCGATAACGAAACACAAAATCCCGAGCACTTCCAAACCTGCGCCAAACAGCACGAACAAGGTAGTTGCCAAGAGCACCAATGCTTGCGGTTCGGGGAGTTGAAAATGTTCGGCCATTGTTCTTGCTGACCTCCAAAGACACTTGAGGATCGACTCCCTGACCGCTTGCCAAACCCACACCAGATTCCACATCGAGGTAAACCTCATCTATCCCGATCACGTTAAAGTTGTTGCTGGCGTGACGAGTCACGATCTCGCGCAAAATCGTCGTGCCGTTGTCCGTGTAGGCCGTGTCTGAGTATTTGTACACATTGCCGTTAACGTAATCGCTGACCAGCGTAGAGCCAGCGTATTGAGTTGAAAATTGGCCGATGTGACGGGTGGCATAGGCTGACGTAAGCCCCGTCTGCGTCTCGCTCCAGATGCCGGTTGAGCAGTCGAACAAGAACGAGCGGTCAGCCGAGGGGCTGGTCAGCTGATACATGGGGTGGCCGTTGGTCACATAAGCCAGAGCTACCATGTCAGTGGCAGTTGAGAAACTGGCAAAGATCTTGTCCAAGTCAGGCGTGGAGATGACCGAGATTCCATATCCCTGCACCCGGCAGACCTGCGCCGTGCCTTGCGGGTTGTGCGCCAGAAAGATGATCGAGTTGTCGATGTGAGCCCGCGACCAGATGGCCTCAATGCCATATTCGCTGGTGGCAGGAATGATCGGGGCAAACGGCTGAGGGGTGGAGCCCACGTTCTGCCAAAACTCGGTGTGGCGCTCTGAGAACAGCACCAAGTTACCGGCCAGCGAATCCACCGCAACAATGTTGTCGCTGTACTGGCTGGCGCTGGCAAAGGCCAGAGCGTTCCAGCTACTGCCGTCGAACACGCCGGAAACCCAGAACTTTTGGCTGCCTGGTTGTTCGCACACAAAGTACGAGCTCACAAACGTGACTGTCTTGGCCCCGTTGGGAAACCCACTGGCGCTGATCGTGGAGAGCGCGCCCGACTGGTAAATGTAGCCCGCAACGCCGTCAACGAGCACCAGCTGCGTGGGCGAGAAAGCCATCAATTCCGATCTGGTGATGGAGACGACGATTGACTGGATTCGTAAACTTCCCGGAGCTTTCGATTCCGATCCGTCGCGCCCCGGTTCTCTTGCCGATCAACTGTTTATCGGAAACTGCTGGTCGCACCGCGACGTGAATTACTGGCTTCGCAAGAATGTTCCGTATCTCGAAGTCGAGTCCCACTCCGTCGATGGCGGATGCTGCGAACTTCACCCTCTTGGAACCTACATTTTCCCCGAAGAATGGAACGCAGAGAAGTGCGAAGAAGTACGGCAAATCGAGGGAAATTACAATTATCAATGTCAATACAGGAACCGCCCCGTCGATCCTGAGTCCGTGCTGTTCAAGACTTCATGGCTGCGTCACTACACGCAGACGGAATGGGTGCAACCGCTGCACGATATCACGATTGCCAACCAGCAGCAGTTGATTTACGAGAATTTGCGCGAGGCGCGCCGCGCCATGCGTATCGAGCAGGAAGATGAAGCTGAAGCGCAAGGTGCAACTCCGGCGCGATTAAAGATGGCCCTACATCACGAGACGGTAGGCGCGGAAGCGCCTATGGAGGATATACGTACAGGCGATCTGGATAGAGTTGCGATACTCGATCCCAACCACTCCGGGGATCGCTCCCGGTGCCGTAACGCTATCGTGGTTCTGGGAATGTACAATCGTCCAAACCAGCCGCGAAGAATTTACCTGCTCGATGTGTGGGCCAAAGCCTCCTCTCACGAAGAATGGATCGACGCCGCTATCAGCGAAAAGCCTGGAAAGCGTGGCTTGGCCCTGAAATGGAGGGTGCATCACCTGTACATCGAGTCGCAGGCCGCCGGCCAGCAGGGATGGTATTTTGTATTCAAGGACAGACTGGCGGCGATATTCAGCAAGAACCGAAACGAGTTCATTCCAACGGTAAGGCCGCTCAAGACTTCCCGCGATGCCAATGCGAAGGCCACGCGCATCCGGGGCATGGAGTCGATTTACGAAAACGGGTTCTTCTGGTGTCGCGCCCGCGGTCAGGAATTGTTCCTGGATGAATACGAGAAATATCCCAACGGCGATACCATCGACATTCTCGATTTGATCGGTTACGCCCCGCAGACATGGGGCATCGGGTCGAGGGCACAGGCAAGAGATTTCATCTATACCGAGATGCAGCGCAGAAAAAAGGCTGTACAACAGATTGGGGTTGCGGGATACTGAGCGAAAGATGAAGCCTCGTTGCAAATGAGGAACTATGCCAATTCCGGCAGAGATACCGGTCAGTAAATATTTCCACGGCGACAAACTCAACGACATTGAGAAGTATCTGGACTCTCGTCTTGAATCTCTGGTGCGCGGCCTGCGCGGAATCCGCGAAGAAAAGGTCACGCAGTGGCGCAAGGTCTACACCGGAATACCGCGCGAGAAAACAAAGAGCTTCCCGTGGCAGAACGCTTCCAACGTCGTACCCCAGATTGTCGGCTCTTTCGTTGACCAGTTGACCGCCAAAATTGCCATTGGAACGCTTGGTATTGACCCCGTATGGGTAGCGATGCTGTGCGGAAAGTTTAAGAGAGAAGACAGGGCGGAGGATCAGCGGGCGGCAGTTCAGGAATGGCTTTACTACTCAGGTTTTGAGCCAGGACACATGAATGTCCTGCTCAAGTATGTGATCTGGATTCGCACGATGGTCAAGTACGGATTCGGGGCCATCAAACTTCTTCCTGAATTGACGGTAGAAAAAGTTGCCCTCTCCTCCGGCTCGAAAGTGTCGTTCAACGAGTTTACCCGGCACGATGGCCCGGTAGCGTACCCGATCATCTTTGAAGATTTTCTGATGCCCTCGACTACCATCGAGATTGAACGAGCGCCCATCATCGCGCAACGCATCAGAATGACACGCTTCGATGTCGAGGCTCTGCTGTACGATCCCACATACGACAAAACGGTAATCGAAGCCATCCTCAATAACCCTACACGGCAAGGCCCGGATCGCACGGAACAGGAAATCGAGAACGATACCGAAGTCCGCATGGACATTGGTCCGCACTCGGCCATCTGGGACATCTACCAGGATTATTTCTACTGGGACACGCCATCGGGACGGTATGCCCTTATCGCGGAATACGATCTCCACAATCACAAGATGTTGAAGTGCGTTTTCAACTGGCTACCTGAAAACTCGCTTCCGTTCGTCGGCGCTCGTCTGGGATCGGATGGCGAGCGGGCCTATGGATTCGGCTTCTGCGAGATGTTGAAGGACTATCAGGAAGAAATTTCCGCTATCCATAACCGGCGCGGCGACGCTTCCACTCTGGCAAATACAAATCTTTTGAGGGTCGATCCTGGAACGCAACTGGACACGCAATTCTCCATTTACCCGAATGCTCTTATTCCTGCTGCCAAAGATTGCGTGGAGATTATTCCTCTGGGAAGAACGGCGAACGAGACGATCAAAGACGAGCAAATGACCATCAATCTGGCTACCGACCGCGCCGGCGTCGGGCCATCGTCGTCAGGTTCAGGTTCGGGAACGGTCAATAAGAAGGGCGCGTACTCTGCGATGGGAACGATGTCAACCATGCAGGAAGGTAACACTCGCGCCAACCTGAACGTGACGGAGTTCCGCGTATCGAATTATATGTTTGGCCGCAAGGCGCTGCTGTACTATGCCCACTTTGGCGTCAACAAGAAAGACATCGACGCAATGGGCGAGCAGGGAAAATATCTGACGAAGGCGCTGGAAAACGTCAAGGCGGGGAGAATCATTCTTCCCATCAGGGCCGCTACGGGTTCGATCAACAAGGAAATCGAGAAGCAGAATCTGATGCTTTTCCTCAATAATCATCGCGCGCACGGTCAGATGACGCTGCAACTGATGCAGCAGTTGTCGAATCCGATGGTCACGCCGGAACAGCAGGAATACATTTGCCAGTTCATTCTTTCGTCGCAGTACCTGATGCGGCGAGTTGCCAAAGAGTTTATTCCCGACAGCGATGCCGACCAGTTTGTGCCCGAAGCGATGGGCGTGCAGGAACGCTCGGAACAGATTCAGATGCAGGCGCGACAGCAGAAAATGATGCAGATGATTCAGCAACTTTTACAGCAGCGGCAAGGCCAGCAACCCGCGTTGCCCGATCAGGGACAGACAACTCCGCAACCGATGGAGCAGTCAGCGCCAGCAACTGACAGGATGCCGACACAATGAAGAAACCGGCAAAAACAACGGAATGGAACGATTTGCTCGAAGAACTTACCGACCCTGAGACCAGGAACCAGGTTGACGTTCCCGTTCTTCTCGCGTGGCTCGAAGATGACCGCGCCAAACAATACCGCACATACACGCGAAATGCTCTGGCCTATTGCGTAAGCAAGTTTATGGACAGCCCGGATTTGCCGCAGAACCAGCAGGATTTCTACCGGGGAGCGGCGCTTGCGTACCGCTCCTTGATGAACCTGAAAACGACCCTGAAATTACAGGGAACAGTGCAGGAAGATACCAAGAAAAAGTCCACCTCGGTTGGGTCTGCGGGCTACTGATTTTCACTGTGTAAAATTTACCGTGTATTTTTTACTTGACTTTTCAATGCTCTAGGAAGGAAGATTCTCTCAAATGTCATGGCCTAACAAACCGACAGCCGAAGAAGTTATCGGCATGAAGTCGGAAGACCTCAAGGCGCGTCTCGATTCCGCCGCCAGCAAGGATGACATCACAACTCTCAAGACGGAGATCGAGCAATCTTTCTCCAATTCCCTGAATACGCTGCGAGAAGAGTTGCGGGCCGCGAGATCGGAACCGATTACCAACGTAAACCCCGATACCAGCGATCCGACTACGCAAGTCCTGGTTGATCCCACGGGATTTGTTGCCGACCAGACCAAAGACCTTCGCAAGATGTCGATGGAAACTCAAGCTCAGGTTATGGAGATGCGGGCGCGTCAGGGGTCTTACGCCAACGTGTTTCAGCAGTACGGCGACGATCTGGTTAAGAAAGCCTACTCGTTTCCCGTGGAACAGCGGGCCATGAGCGGGTTCTGGGACACATTCATTCGCACGTTTTTAGGAGATCAGGTGGTCAAAGGCGAATTGAAGTCGCAGTATCCATCGCTCATCGGAAGCGGTTCGGTCGGGCCAAACCCAAGCGGGCAATCGCCCGACCCAAACGGAAACTTCTCCTCCGACATCGCCGGAT